CACTTACTTGTACTGGAACGGCTCGGCCTTGGCTTGGGGTACTGTGGCGCAAGAGACGCCGATTGCTGAAACCAACCAGACAATCTCATCTAACTACACGCTGACAACGGCTAAAAACGGCTTCAGTGTTGGGCCAGTCACAATCAATTCAGGCGTCACTGTTACGGTCGGCAGCGGCCAGCGTTGGCTGGTTGTTTAAGGAGTAAAAAATGGCTGTCGTAGATTACACAACGAACCTTGGACTGGCGTTACCTACAACGGGTGACTTGGCCGGTCTTTGGGGCTATACAGTTAATGACTCGATTACCTCCCTGCTGGATTCAGCAGTGGCCGGCACGACTACGTTAAACACAGATGCAGACACAACGCTGACAACAACAGATGGCGTAGCCAACCAAGCACGTGCAGCGGTCATTAACTGGACAGCCACAGGCACGGTCACTCGCTACATTAACGCCCCCAAGCACAGCAAAGTGTATGTGGTATTCAACAATACAGGCGGCACGCAGTCTATTGTTCTTCGTGGTGGCCCAACATCCCCAACTACGGGTGTAACTATTCTTGCAGGCGACCAAGCAATGGTGGCTTGGAATGGCTCTGACTTTGAGAAGGTTGGCGGTGGTAATGCTGGCGGTTCCAACACACAAGTTCAGTTCAACAACGGCGGTAACTTTGACGGCTCATCTGGACTGACTTGGAACGGTACTACATTGACAGCCACGGCGCTGTCTGCGGGCTCTTTGACCCTGACTGGCTCGCCCCTGCCTATTGCTTCAGGCGGTACAAACTCTACGGCTACACCCACACTTGGCGGTGTTGGCTACGGCACAGGCACTGCTCACGCATATACAGCGGCAGGTACGGCTGGTAAGGTTTTGACATCTAACGGAGCGGCGGCTCCAACTTGGGAAGATCCAGTAGCCCCTGTTGTAGCTGGCGGTGCTTTGCAAGTTAACACAGACACAGTTACGGCAAGCTACGTGCTGCCAACTGGCTCAAACGCATTCTCTGTAGGGCCGATCACAATTGCTGACTCCTACACCGTTACAGTATCTGCGGGGCAGCGATGGGTGGTGATTTAATTAGAATTGCGCACCTTTACAAAATCACCGATACGGTGACTGGGCATCACTACATCGGAAAACACCGAGGTATGGTTCAGGACGGCTATTGGGGCAGTGGAACTGTGTGGAAGCGCCGGGTTAAAAAACACGGCACCGCTAATTTGACATATCAAATACTGGCCATTTCAGATTCAAAGTACATTCTTGATTTAGAACGCCGGTACGTTACGCATCAGTATTTGCAAGACAATCCACTGTGCTTAAATTTAATGCAAGGTGGGTATGGCCCCGATTGCCATACACAAGAGACGCTAGATAGAATGGCGGCAAAGTTGCGTGGCAGACCAAGTTGGAACAAAGGGGTTCCAATGCGTGAAGAAAGCAAGATTAAGCTAAGTATCGCAAAGATGGGCGCTACGCCACCAAACAAGGGCAAGCCGATGTCTGAAGTGTCAAAACAGCGTGTGTCAGAATCTAAGCGCGGTCAGCCGGGTTGGGGTAAAGGTGTTTCAAAATCTGCTGAGCAACGTGCCAAAATTAGTGAGACGCTAAAAGGCAACACGCCTTGGAACAAAGGCGTTAAACTTCCAGAAGAGCAAGCTGCAAGGCTACGCACACTTGGGCTTGGCAGAAAACATTCTGAAGAAACTAAACAGAAAATGCGGGCTGCTCATGCGGCCAGAAAAAACGGAGCTTTAAAATGAGCATAATTAGCGCTGGCACTACGACAACTACCGCCTTAAGTAGCACAGGTAATACCGACGGCACGTTGCAGTTCCAAGTTAACGGCACCACACCTTCGGTCACATTGAACACGTTGGGTGCTATTGGTGTTGGTTCTTCGCCCGGTTACGGTACATCAGGTCAGGTTTTGACTTCTGGGGGTTCTACTGTTGCACCTTCATGGTCTAACGTGACTGTGCCTTCTGGCGCTACGCTGACCAATCCAACGATTACAAACTACACAGAAACAACGTACACAGCTAATTCCAGCACAGCAATTACACTGGCGCTGACCAACGGCACGGTTCAGATCATTACACTGACTGGCACTTGCACAATCACAATGCCTACTGTTGCGGCGGGTAAATCGTTCACTTTGCTTTTGAAAACAGGCGCCGGAAGCTACACAGTAACTTGGTCTACGGTTCAGTGGCCAAGCGGCACAGCCCCAACGTTGACAAGCACAGCGTCCAAAATGGACAAGTTTGTGTTCACCAGTGATGGCACATATTGGTACGGAAGCGTTGCTGGCCAGAACTACACCGCATAAGGGGTTTTAATGTTTTCAAGCAATACAACCCAAGTCAGCAATGCAGTAACGTACATCGAGGACGTATTTTCAACGTACGTCTATTCAGGTAATGGCTCTACACAGACTATCACGAATGGCATTGACTTGGCTGGTAAAGGTGGTTTAGTTTGGGCAAAATGTAGAACTGGAGCATATTCACATATGCTTCAGGATACTGTCAGAGGCAGTTATAAATACATTCAAAGTGACAATACAGTAGGTCAAAATAGTAATCCATTATTTGATTGGTTTAAATCATTTAATAGTGATGGATTTACTGTTGCCTATACGCCTTCATATGGCCCTGTACTTAATGACCCAATCTTAAATGCAAGTGGTCAAACGTACGCTTCATGGACATTCCGCAAGCAACCAAAGTTCTTTGATGTTGTGACTTTTACTACTGCTGGAGACGGTAGCGCCACAGTAAATCATACTCTTGGCTCAACAGCTGGAATGGTAATCATCAAGGGAACTTCTGCAAGTGATTGGTTAGTCTATCATCGTAGCCTTGCAAGCACATCAAATTACTTGGTTTTGCAATCTACATCTGCTGCGGGAGATTATGGATCATCTTGGATAACAACTTCTAGTACACAAATTACATTCCCGTCTGGAGGTCTTCTTGCAGGTGGTTCAACTTATGTTATGTATCTCTACGCCCACAACGCAGGAGGCTTTGGTCTGACTGGTACAGACAATGTGATTTCGTGTGGGAGTTACACAGGTAATGGAACTACTGTTGGCCCTGATGTGAACTTAGGGTATGAGCCACAGTTCTTGATGGTTAAGAATACATCTGCCGTTGGTAGTTGGTTTATGTGGGATTCCATGCGTGGAATTACAGCAGATGGTTCAGTACAAAACTTAACTGCAAATGCTTCAACTGCAGAAACTACTAGCAGTTCTGCAATGTCAATTAACGCTACTGGATTTAGCCCAAGGTCGCTTGTATTTAGCGGCTCAGGCTCAACCTACATCTACATAGCCATTCGTAGAGGCCCAATGAAAGTGCCTACGAGTGGAACGAGTGTGTTTGCGCCTGTTGCTTACACAGGAACAAACGTAGACAACAGATTGGTAAATACAGGAATCGTCACAGACATGACGATGGCGCGTATAAGGACTGCTTTGTCTACTGGAAGTTTCTATACAGCGGATAGATTGCGTGGCGATTACTTTATTGGTACTGCTGTAACAGACGCAGAAGCTACGGACGCTGATTCGTTTATGACGCCTACTGTTGGTTATGGCAATTCATTCTCTGCAATGAATGGTTTTGGTGTTGGCAATGATGCGACAAGACAGCTAAACCAATCGTCAACATCGCAACTTGCTTACGCATTCCAACGCGCCCCTAGCTTCTTTGATGAGGTTTGCTATACGGGGACAGGAGTTGCTCGCACGGTCAATCACAACTTGGGAGTGGCTCCAGAGTTGATCTTGTTGAAATGCAGAAACGCTGTTGCGTTCTGGCCTGTATATGCTGCTCCGCTGGGTACTACTAAGTACTTGTCGTTGAATCAAGTCAATGGAGCAAGCTCAGACACTGGCGGCGCGTACTGGAACAACACATCACCAACTAGCTCGGTATTTTCTCTCGGTATTGGTGGCCCAGCGTCAAACTCGAACGGAAATACCTACGTCGCTTACCTATTTGCAACCTGTGCTGGTGTTTCCAAAGTAGGAAGCTACACAGGCACAGATGCCACTCAAACAATTAACTGCGGTTTTTCTGGGGGTGCGCGTTTTGTACTAATTAAGAAAACAAACGGGACAGGTAATTGGCTTGTTTGGGATTCAGCCAGAGGTATGATTTCAGGTACTGACCCATCATTAAGACTAAATTCCAATCTTGCTGAACAAAACTCAGACGATGTTTATGCAATAGCAGGTGGCTTTCAACTTGTTAGCGCTGCTGGAGAGATAAACGGGCTTGGCGACACATACATTTATTTAGCAATCGCATAAGGAATCATCATGCAAGTACGAATCAGAGAAACAGGCGCAGTCATGTATGAGGGCGAGTTCCGCGCTCTGCATCCCAACACATCATTCCCAGTTCAATTGGGCGAGGAGCTGCTCAACGCCATGGGCGCGGACGTTGTGTTTGAAGGCCCACAAGCCCAGCCTACCCGCTACCAAGTGGCATACCGCAACGGCGTGGAAAAGATTGACGGCAAGTGGTACACAAAGTACAGCGTATCCGATATGGGCGCTGAAGCCAAAGCTGTTTTGGATGCAAGCCAAGCCCAGAATGTCCGTGCAGAACGTGACCGCAAAATTGCAGAAACAGACTGGACACAGGGCAAGGATATACCTGACAATATCAGTACTAAGTGGGCGACTTATCGCCAAGCACTGCGGGATGTCCCAGCCCAAACGGGCTTCCCTTGGACTGTGCAGTGGCCAACAAAACCGGAGTAAAAAATGAGCGTCATAATTAACGGTAGCAACACACCCACGGCTGGTGGCGTAACGTACGGCGACGGGACTCAGTATGCAACAACAGCAGCGGGTTCGGCTGGTGGCGTTTTGTATTCTGCGGGTTCTAGTGCGCCAGCGTTTACAGCCGCCGGTACTTCTGGTCAGGTTTTGACTTCGGCTGGGGCATCGGCTCCAACTTGGTCAACTCCGAGCAGCAGCGCATTAGTGTTCTTGTCTTCAACAACTGTATCTACTCCCGTAGCTAGCGTAACGTTAAATTTCAATTCGACATACAACGACTATATCATTGAGATTGACAATCTCTATTGGAGTGCTACTGGGGACAGACTGAGCTTTAGATTTGTTACTGGTAGCGTCGAGGACGATCAAACGTACACTTCGTCTGGTTACGGTTATCGGTCAAACGGATCCGCGGCTGCTACGGCATCAGCCACGAGTGTCGGGTATTTGCAATCTAGTAACTTAGCCAATACGTCTGGCGCGGGTAAATCTACCAGTGCGTATTTGACGGTCAGCGGAATTAACAGTTCGTCACTGGACAAAACGGTATTTAGTAATTTTGTCGGCTGCTATCAACTAACGTCGGATATCGTAGCTGGCTTTGTTGGCGTTCGATACAACAACGGAACAAACCCTGACAAGATTAGGTTCTTCAACCAATCTGCAGGTTCTATCGACATCACCGCAGGCACATTCAAACTTTACGGAGTGGCGAAGTCATGACAAGAGCAGTTTATGAAGACGGAGTATTGCGTGAATGCACACCAGAGGAAATCGCAGAGTTGGAAGCTCGAGCTGCTGCTATTATCCCTTTAGCCGAATATTCAGCACCAACCAAAGAAGAATTGCTTGCCCAGTTGCAGGCACTCCAAACTCAAATCCAATCACTGGAGTAACACATGCCATCAACAATAAATGCGGACAACGGCGTAGTTTCCGGTTCATCCGGCCTGAAATCGACAGCCGACACCAGCGGTGTTTTGGCATTGCAATCCAACGGCACTACGGGTCTGACGCTTAATACGTCTTTGGCTTTGGGTGTTGGCTCATCGCCAAGCTATGGAACATCTGGTCAACTTTTAACATCTTCTGGGTCTGGCGCAGCGCCAACTTGGACAACTGTATCTGGCGGAGCGCAGGGCTTCGTGACACAATATACAGGCGGAAATACCCCACCAACTCAAGCCATTGATGGTTTTGCTTTAATTTAAGGAGCGAGTATGTCAACTTCAGCGCAATATGCGTCAACCCCCAAAGTAGGCTCAGCCCTACTTACCACAGCGGACACCTCGTTGACCGCACCTACAACTGTCGGAACCGTCCTTTCTGCGGGTGCTTCTGGTACACGTATTGACTACATTGATGTTCAGGGCGTCGCAACTACTGTGGCCGGTCTGGTGAACTTGTTTATCTATGACGGTTCTAATTACATCTTGTGGCAGCAGATTCCTGTGCAGGCAATTACGTCAAGCACAACTGTCCCAGCTTTCTCATCGGTTATTTCAAGCAACGGTAACGCTAACGTGATGCCTTTGACTATTCCAACAGGCTACTCCTTACGTGCAACAGTAACAACTGCACAAACAGGCGTTCGAGTAACAGCTTACGGAGGTGACTTCTAATGAACAAAGGTATGTATGGGTTTGGTCTGCCACCCAATATGGCAACCCGTGTACGTCCACCACGCTGGAATCAAAGTCAAGTTTTGACCACTGCTGGCGCGTTTACATTCACTGTTCCTCAGAATGTCTACCAAGTTTTCTTTTTAGCCGCTGGTGGCGGTGGAGCTGGAGGCGGTGGTAATAACTCTAGCGCCACTGTTTCTGCTGGCGGCGGTGGCGGAGGTGGTGGTTGGGCGCAGGGGATTTTAGATGTAATTCCCGGTCAAACTATTACAGGAACAATTGGAGCGGCAGGAACTTGTGCTTCAGCAACATCTAGCGGCGGAGCAGGCGGAACAACGTCGATCGGCACTGCTATTTCTTGCACTGGTGGTTCAGGTGGCACGTTAGCGTCTGGATCCAACTCAACATCTAGTGGCGGAGCTGGTGGTGCTGCCACAGTTTCTGCAACTTTAAGAGGTTTATTGACTGGTACTGGTGGTACTGGCGGCTCAGTAAGTTCTTCGGCTAGTGGCATTAACTACGGTGGCGGTGGTGGTGGTGGTTTGAGTGGAACAGGTGGATCTACTTCAATTACCAGTACTGGACAAGCAAGCTCAGGCGGTGGCGGTGGTGGTTGGTACGGTAATGGTGGTTCTTGTACGGCTACCACTACTGGTTCTGTTGCCGGAGGCGGTGGGGGCGGCGGTTTTTACGGAAATGGCGGCTCTGTTGCTTGTAACGGATCACAAACAAACGGCGGATCTGGAGGTGGTGGTGGCTACTTGGGGAACGGCGGATCAACACGCAATACCAGCACAAATATTGGCGGTGTCTCTGGTGGCGGTGGTGGTAGTGAATCTTCAGCTATGGATATTTTTAATATAACTAATCCGTCGGCTGGATCATCTGTTCCGTCATTTGGCGGCGGCCCGTACGGGGGTAATCCGGGAACGGGTGGTGCTACCAATATTCCACAAGTAGCACCAACCTCTGGTGGATCCGGATTGTCCGTAAATGGTGATTCGCCATTTTTGCTGTACGCCAATAACGTTATTCCAATTGGCGGTGGTGGTGCAGGCGGTCAGCAGCTGGGAGGTTTGTTTATGGGGACGTCCGGCGGCTTTGGTGGTGGTGGTGGTGGCACTATGTATGGTTACGCCCCCGGCGGATCTGGCGGCTATGGTGGCGGTGGCGGTGGCGCTGGAACTACAAACTCTACAGTCGCGGCTGGTGCTGGTGGCTTTGGCGGCGGCGGAGGTGGCTGTGCCGGCCTAGGTGGAAATGGTGGCTTTGGCGGTGGCGGAGGTGGCGGTGGAGTTAGCAATGGCCCCGGTGGAAATGGTGGCTTCGGCGGTGGTGGTGGCGGTGGAACTGGCGGAGGTTTAGGCGGTTCAGGTGGTAAAGGTGTTGTAGCCTTTGCTTGGACAGAAGGGTACTAATCATGAAATTTGCATGGATTGAAAACAACCACATTCGCGACATTGCCCCCGGAAATCCGGTGGAGTGGTATCACCCAGATGTTGCGGCTTTCTACAACACAGAAGTTCCTGACAACGCTGAGAATGGTGACGGCTGGGTAAATGGGCAGCTGGTTAAACCAGAACCATATGTTCCGCCAGAGCCAGAACCAACACCACGCACATGGACGTCATCAGACATCCGCGCAGGATTGACGCTTGCTGAACGTGTGAAGTGGGACAGCGACTCAGCGCCTGAAGTTGTGACGGCTAAACAAGAGATGGCAACACCTCAACTGGTAGCGCATACGACAGAAGTGTTGGATATGCTGGTTGGCGCTGGTGTTATTTCTCAAGCATCTGCTGACAAAATCTTAGCGTAGCCATGAGAGACTGGGCTGAAGCGTTCATCGTTGCAGCCTTTTTTACCGCCTTCATTGTGTGGGGCGTTTTTACCATTTTGTGGATGTGGGGTTAGTATGGTGACAGCAAAGAAGGCTCCGGCCAAAGCTCCTGCAAAGGTGGCTCCAGCCAAGGTAGCGCCAGTTAAAAAGCGTATACCCAAGCCAAAGCCAGAGCCTGTGGTGACGGTCAAGCACACGCCGCCAAAGAACCAAACGACTACCGACAAGGTCATTGACTTGATTAAGTGGGTGGACAATCCATTTAAGCTGTTCACGGTCATCCTGTTATCGTTCCTGTTCTTTGCAGGCTACTTTGCTTGGGACAGCCGCGTTGTTATCCTGAACGCCATTACAAACTCTTCACATAAGTCTTCGCTGCGCGAGGTGCCGGTACTAGAGAAAATCGCCCAAGCCGTGATGAAAGACTTGGAAGCCGACACCGTTGTGATTCACAAAGCCAACTTGGTAGTGAACGGCAGGACTACGCTACTTGCGTATGGCCCCAAGGGACGCACAACCGAGTTTGACGGTTACAACTCCACGCTGTTTAACAAGGATCCCGTGCGCAATACGGCCATGATTTCGATGCTAAACGGTGAAGTGTTCTGTGGCAAACATGAAGTAAGCGGCAAGACATCTGAGTGGGAAAAGAAACAAGGCGTTGAGTTCTCCTGCTGGGTGGGTGTACCCCCTGAGATTGGCGAGTTTGACGGCTACGCTTCGGTAGGGTTTTCCAAGGAGCCAGCAGACTTGACGGTGGTCAAGACACGGCTAAACTTGGCTTCAACGGAAATGGCAAAATGATTAAATGCGCTGGCTTCTTCTACCACTGTTGCTGTGTTTGGCAGGAGCCACCGCGAATGAGCGCTGTATTGTCACGGACTTTTATGGCCTGAGTTGGATACATGAGCCAACGCTTAGACACATTGAGTTGTCTAGGTGGTTGACCACAAACGGCAGCAGTTGCAGTACCGAGCAGTTGCTGGTGATTTGGAACAACTTGCCCATGTGGGCAGGGGTAGCGGATTCGGCGGAAATCAGAGCAAAGGTGTTGTACTACTTTGCAAAGGCTGCGGAGAGGGAAAAGAAATGATTTCCCTGCACAAATGGTATCCGTTTGTGTTCCCTAAAGAGTATGACGTTAGGGCGATTGCCCATGAGAAACGTGCAGAGAGGCTGGAGATTGAGCACAAGCTGGAGCTTGAAGCCCAGAAGGTGCGGGAAGTGGTTGAAGAATACGCGCTTGAGTTGTATAACAAACGCGCCAGACAGACCACGATTGAGTTGGAGATTTTCTCCAACAAAAGGCATTTTGATAAATTTGTTTGAGGACTTTTATGCTGACACTTCTTTCCACGCTAATTTCTTTCCTAATGGGCGGTCTGCCAAAGATACTTGATTTCTTACAAGATCGTCAGGATAAAAAACACGAACTAGAGTTGGCGCAGATGCAAATTCAGCGCGAGTTGGAGATGCGTAAGTTGGGCTTTGAAGCTCAAGAACGGGTGGAGCATATCCATACCCAACAATTAGAAATAGAGACGAAGTCGGCTGAGAAGCAGTCATTGGTTCAAGCGCAACAAGCTGAAATGCAGGCCATCTATGCCCATGACATGAGTCTAAACGAAGGCACATCAACATGGATGAAAGACCTTCGTGCCAGTGTACGCCCTGTAATTACCTACGGTTTCTTTGGTTTGCTAGTATTTATTGATGTGGGTTTGTTTGCCTATGGCTGGAGCCGTGGCGTACCATTTACTGAGTTGGCTGAGATGCTGTGGGATCCTGAGACTCAGGCTTTGTTTGCCAGCATCATTGCCTTCCACTTTGGCGGTCGGGCGTTTGGCAAATGAACGTCAGCCCCAAGGCCATTAAGATGATCTCGCACCATGAAGGTGTGAGACAGAACCCGTACCGCTGCCCAGCAAAACTGTGGACTGTAGGGGTTGGGCACGTTATGTTCCCAGAGCAGGGGAAGCTGAAGATAGACCAGCGCGATGCTTTTTTGCCCCCGCCAGAGGCTATGCGCAAATACAGCATGGAGGAAGTCAATGCAATACTTAGGGCAGACCTTGCTAGGTTTGAGAAAGGCGTGGCTACTTATTGTCCTGTGCCTCTTACTCAAGGGCAGTTTGACGCGCTGGTATCCTTTTCTTTTAACGTGGGTTTAGGCACATTGCAACGCTCAACCCTGCGCCAAAAAGTAAATCGCGGGGACATGGCTGGCGCAGCCGAAGAACTCTTGAAGTATTGCATGGCTGGTGGCAAAATACTCAAAGGGCTGCAAAATCGTCGCATCGACGAGCGTGCCATGTTTCTATCCTAGGACTGCCGATGCCATTACAAAAGATTCTGTTTAAGCCGGGCGTCAACCGGGAGAACACGCGTTACACCACCGAAGGCGGCTGGTACGAGTGCGACAAGATTCGTTTCCGTCAAGGCAATCCTGAAGTTATCGGCGGCTGGGAGCGTATTTCTTCCAGCACGTTTCTCGGTCTGTGCCGTTCCTTGTGGAATTGGGTTACGCTCAGTAACTTGAATCTAGTAGGCGTTGGTACTAACCTAAAGTTCTATATTGAGTCTGGCGGTGCGTATAACGACATCACTCCCCTGCGCGCTACCGTGGTTTTAAATAATCCTTTTACAGGTGACGGCACAACCACTGTGTTGGTAACCGATGTAGCGCATGGCGGAATTACTGGGGATTTTGTAACCTTCAGTGGGGCCACTGGCACATACGCTTCTACGTTTAATGCCGAGTATCAAATCACCGTTATTGACGACGACACCTACAACATTACAACGCCTATCGTTATTGCCGCAGGTACTTATGGGGGCGCTACGGTTACAGCGGAGTACCAACTTAATGTTGGCCCTGCAATCCAAGTCCCTCTGGTTGGTTGGGGTGCGGGCGGTTGGGGTTCCGGAGGCTGGGGCGCTGGTGTTTCAAGCTCGATTGGGCTGCAGTTGTGGAACCAAGTTAACTATGGCGAGAACCTGCTGTACGGCCAGCGCGGTGGTGGTCTGTATTACTGGCAAGCCAATACAACGCTTACGACACGAGGCGTTAATCTAAACACCCTTGGCGGCACAGTATCTTTTACAAACGCTTCGCCTACGCTAGTCACCTCGACAGTCCTCTTTACTGAAGGCGCAGCCATTCAGTTCTCTGGCGGCTCTTTGCCAACGGGCGTTTCTGCGGCGACAACCTACTACGTGTTCCAAGTCAACGGACTGACTTTTAATCTGTTGGACAGCACAGGCGCGGAAGTCAATACTTCTTCCACGGGCACAGGCACAGTGTCATTGATTGTGGACATCCCCACAACGGTCAACTCGTTTACGGTATCCGATGCCTCACGTTTTGTGATTGCATTTGGTTGCAATGACTATGGCAGCACCACGATCGACCCTATGTTGATTCGCTGGTCAGCACAAGATGATTTGTATAATTGGACGCCAGACCCCACAAACCAAGCAGGTTTTACGCGACTTTCTCACGGCTCTGAAATTGTGACATCTGTCCAGACCCGTCAGGAGATTGTGGTGTTTACCGACTCCAGCGTGTACTCGCTTCAGTACCTTGGCCCTCCTTATGTGTGGGCGTCGCAGTTGCTTGGCGACAGCACCTCGATCATTGGCCCCAACGCTACAGCGCAGGCTTCTGGTATTGTGTATTGGATGGGCGTGGATAAGTTCTACGTCTATGACGGCCGAGTTAATACGCTCAATTGCGACTTGCGTCGCTACGTGTTCCAAGACATTAACCTCGATCAAGCAGCACAGGTTTTTGCAGGTACAAACGAAGGCTTCAACGAAGTCTGGTGGTTCTACTGTTCTTCCAACAGCACCGTGGTTGACCGCTACGTCGTGTACAACTACGTCGAAAAAGTCTGGTACTACGGCACAATGGGGCGCACAGCGTGGCTAGATTCCGGCTTGCAACCGTCGCCTTTGGCCGCTACATACTCCTATAACTTGGTCAACCAAGAGCAAGGACTTGATGACAACGAGACTGGTACAACTGCTGCGATCAATGCTTATATTGCTTCGTCTGAGTTTGATATTGGCGATGGCCATAACTTTGGTTTCGTCTGGCGTATCCTTCCGGACTTAACGTTCCAAGACTCTGTGGCTTCTCCAGCAGGGACACAGCCGACTGTGACCATGGAGTTGTACGGCTTGGCTAACTCAGGCTCTGGGGTCACAAGCGATGCCAGCCAGCCCGTGGTAAAGAGCAACGCCTACTACATTACTGAAGAGTTTACGGGCATGATCTTCACCCGTTTCCGTGGCCGCCAGATGATCTTCAAGATCAGTTCAAACCAGATTGGTACGGCTTGGCAGCTCGGCGCTCCGCGTATAGATATTAGACCGGACGGCAGACGATGACCACTAAGATCGTCACAACGGACTACACGATCGACAAGATTGCTGCGCCTAACTTACCCCTTGCGCCCCGTGAGTGGGATCAGCGGTATCAGGATCAGTTTGCCAACGTCTTGCGTCTGTACTTTAACCGCATTGACGACTTTATTGCTCGTTTAAAAACGGGCTCCGGGACTATTGATGGCTCTGGGATTTTGTTCCCCAACGGGGCGTTTTACCAAGACGGGTACACAACGCTTACAGCCAACATGACCAACAACGGCACAACGCCAATTCAGGTCACGTCAACTGAGGGGTTTATTTCTTCGGGCGGTCTGATTATTGGTACGGAGTTGATTAAGTACACCGGCAAGACAGCGACTACTTTTACGGGCATTACCCGTGGCGCGTATGGTTCAACCAACGTAGCCCACACTGCGGGCGTTTCTGTGTCCGAAGCCCAAACCCTAGCTTCCACTACTGTATCTCAACCACTAACTTTGCTCCAGACAACTGTAAGTAATGGCGTGGCCATTGATGCTACAGATAAGACAAAAATTGTCCACGCTACCGCAGGCATTTACAACATCCAGTTCAGCATCCAGATGCTGACGTTTGACAACACAATCGACAACGTAACTATTTGGTTCAGGCTAAACGGTGTGGATATTCCTTACAGCGCAGGTATTGCAACAATCCCAGCTATCCACGGCGGTAGCCCCGGTACGGCAATTATTTCGTGGAACCTTGTACAGCCCATGAATGCTGGCGATTACGTCCAGCTTCTGTTTGCTTCAAATACAGGCAACACTGTGGCAGCAACTTACCCACCCGGAACAACGCCGGTGCATCCAGCTTCGCCGTCCATCATTGTTACATCAACATTTGTGTCTGCGCTTCCCGCATGATATTATTGACCAACCCCCATTTTGAGAGGCAAAAATGAGCCTTCACGTACTAGCCGATCACATGGCATCCAAAGGTCGCAACGGCGATTCGATGCTTGTCCACATGACCCCCGGAGAAGTCGCTGGACTTCATGCACTTGCCATTAAACATGGCGGTCAGTTGACCATCAACCCAGAAACAGGTTTGCCTGAAGCTAACTTCTTGAAGAAGTTGTTGCCAATGTTGGCAGGCGCTGCGCTTAATTTCTTTGTTCCCGGCTTGGGCGCTGCTGTTGGCGGTGCGTTTGGTCTTGGTGCTGCGGCGGGTACGGGTATTGCTGTGGGAGGTTTGACTACCTTGGCTACAGGTAGCTTGTCTCGTGGTTTGATGGCGGGTCTGGGTGCGTACGGCGGTGCAGGTTTGACTGAAGGTTTGATGGGTGCAGGAGCGCAAGAAATTGCCGCTACGACTGCACCTGTGGCCGAAAATGTTGCTGGTGCTTCTGTACCACCCATAGAGCAAGTCAATCCCTCTAACTTCACAATGTCCAATGCGGACAAGCTAAGCACCGGAATTCAAGGCTTAGGTACAGAAGCAGGCCGTGCTTCTGCTTTAGCCAATATGGGTGGAACATCTGGCGCTCTTAAACTTGCAGGAGCAGCCGCCTCCCCCATCATGGCTGACGCAATGGTTCCCACAACCACAAAGATGCCAACAACATTGAGTGGCCCTGCGTATATTCGCCAAAAACTATACGATCCTTACACACAGACTTACAAGTCTTTAGCGCCTGTTGAAGCCGACAAGTGGGGCAGCCGCAATTTTTCAGATGCGTACACAAACCCACAGACAGGGGAAATAGCTACGCTCCAACCCCGCGCTCCTTCCAATATGGCGACAGGCGGTATTGTGGCCTTGGCCGCTGGTGGCGACTACACTACTGTGCGGGAAGATGGCAGCGTTGACTACGCAGCGCCTACTACTTCGCCTGCGGTAATGTCTGCCGCTGACGCACAAAAATTGATTGAAGCCCAGTACGCCACAATTGGGCGTTCAGGTGTTGGTACAGGCGCAAATCAAATTGACGAAGCTGGCCTCAATGCGTGGACTAATGCGTTGGTAAGCGGTGAATTTAAGCCTGAAGACCTTAGCTCTCGTTTTGGTACGGCGGTTAAAGATTACATGGCACAGAATCCTGATGACCAGTACACCAGCTATGTAAAAGATTGGCGTGCCCAGCAAGCTGGTACGGGCACAGGAACTGGCACAGCTACAACTGGTGGCGTTTCTACTTTGGATACAACAGGCGGCGGAACTGCTGCCGCCACAGACACTTCTGGTATAGCCACGTTAAACAACACGGGCGCTGCCACAGGCACTACGGGCACAAACCTAAACGCGTTCTCAAACGCATACACCGGCGCAAACATTAACGACTACATTGCTAATAACAATCTAGATGCGGCTGGTATTGCTGCCGCAGCCAAGCAGTTTAACGTTGACCCTGCACAAATTACTGCGGCTCAAAATGCTCAGAACATTGTGACCAACGTGTACCGCAACGTACTTGGTCGTGATCCCGATCCTGCCGGCCTTTCTTGGTGGACTAACCAGATCATGAACGGTGATCGTACAGGTCAAGAGATGTACCAAGAATTCTTAAAGAGCGCAAAAGGAATCTTAGGCTCCAGAGGAACCGGAGAAATCGGCAACTGGAATCTGACGCTTGACGAAGCCGCAAAAGAGTATGGTGGCTACAAATCTGCCGAAGCCAGAGGTATTGCCGATGAGTGGGTACGCAACACGCTTGGCCGTGAAGTAACTGATGCCGACCGTCAGCAGCAATGGTACAAAGACGCTATGAACAGTGGTGTCATGAACACTGTCGGTAAGGCCGAAGATATTTATAGCAAGTTTAAAAACTTTGCTTACGAAAATGCTGGCGCTACTGTTGCAAAACAAATTGCAGACGCTAAAGCGTTGTTGTCTTCTAAAGGATTGACAGAAGCAGATGTGCTAAAGCAAACAGGTAAAACTATTGCTGAGCTGGTTGGCAGTGGTATGAACCTTGAAGCGGATCTGTTTAAAGCATCCCAGTTGCGCAAGCCCGGAGAAAAAGTTGGGTTTGACTTTAGTACGATTACAAAACCTAAACTTGCTAATACGTTTGCCGGCAGCACCGCTGTGGATAGAACCGTCACTAATCCTTACGGCAACGAAACTAACCCCGGAGATTTGACGTACAACACAGACGGTACAGTTACTGTTCAGCCAAATATTCCGTACCGTCCATATGGCGGTTTCTCTGGCATGGGCGAAGTTAAAGACGCTTACACACGCGGTGGCGGCAGTTTAGGCTACACATCTCCTGTTGTTAAAACAGCGGCTGAGCACGAAGCTAGGTACAACAGACTGACTGGCGATTCGCAGGCGGCTTACAACTACCTGATGGGTAAAGGCGCCAACCCTGTGCAAAGCGTTGCAGCAAGCAGTCCTACAGGAATTATGCGTCCATATATGACGGGCGGTATGAAGTACACGCCTAAGTTCTTGAAGACCAATCCAGACGGCACTGTTTCTTCTAGCACTACAAACCCAAATGCGCCCAAGTCTGGCACTACGCCGTCAGCGCAATCAATCAACGTTACAACGCCAAGCGGGGCTGTAGTAACTGCAATGCTCGGATCTGACGGCGTTTACCGTACATCTGATGGCGCTAAATACGATGTGACTGGTCAACCAATTGTTGCTGAAGCGGCTGGCGGTGGTTTGATGGGCTACGCCGTAGGCGGCGGTCTGGGTACTTTGGGTGGCTACTCTGATGGCGGTCGTTTGCTCAAAGGCCCCGGTGATGGCGTGTCTGACAGCATCCCTGCAACGATTGGCGCTAAACAGCAACCCGCACGACTTGCCGACGGCGAGTTCGTAGTACCTGCACGTATTGTGTCCGAGTTGGGCAACGGCTCAACAGATGCAGGCGCTAAGAAACTTTACGCCATGATGGATCGTGTGCAAAAAGCACGCGGCAAGACCACAGGCAAAAATAAAGTAGCGGCCAACTCCCGCGCTGACAAATACCTTCCCGCTTAAGGAACAGATCATGGCAGATCCAACACAAACAAACATAACGCAGACCTCCATTCCTGACTACGCTAAGCCGTACGTTGAGGAGTTGTTGGGCAGTGCGCAGGGGCTGACCGACATTAACCAGAACCCCTACATGCAGTACATGGGGGATCGCGTTGCTCAGTTCACACCTTTGCAGCAGCAATCGTACGAAAATGCTGGTTTGATGCAGACTGCGCCCCAGTTGCAAGATGCAACTGCTTTGGCAGGTATGGCGGGTTTAGGTGCTTTGAATACCCAGTACACGTTTAAGCCTTCTGACTTCTCATCCGCCAATATCCAAGGCATGATGAACCCCTACATGCAGAATGTGGTGGATCGCCAGCAACAAAACGCTCAACGTCAAGCGGATATTGCAGCGCAAGCACAACAAGCACAAGCTGCCCGTTCAGGTGCTTTTGGTGGAAGCGGGGACTACATCATGCGTGCGCAGGCCGCAGGTAACTTGGCTCGTCAAAAAGGCGACATCCAAGCCCAAGGTTTGCAAAATGCTTACAACCAAGCGATGCAGCAGTTCAATACGCAGTACCAACAAAACGCTCAGCAGCAACAGTTTGGTGCGGGTCTGGGACTGCAAGGTTTGCAAACAGCTAATACCGCCGCAGGCAATTTGGCCAATATTGGTCAAACACAGTACGGCCAGAACATGGGCATCTTGGGTATGCAGAACCAGTTTGGTGGCCAGCAGCAACAGCAAGTACAGAATGTACTAAACAACCAATACCAAGACTACTTAAATGCTCAGAACTACCCATACAAGCAGTTAGGCTTCATGTCCGACATGCTCCGCGGTTTGCCTTTGACTCAGCAGTCTTCGACTGTTTATCAAGCAGCGCCTTCTATGGTTTCACAAGCAGCAGGCTTGGGCACTGCGGCAATCGGTTTAAGTAAGTTTATGGCCAAAGGCGGCGCGGTTGACGAGCGTCCTGCTGGTCTGGCAGACTTGGCTATCTATAACATGGGCTGAAGAACATGGCATTACCTAACTCAGAAAAAATTACGTCGCAAATTGCGACACTGCCCGATGCTGCGCTGAAGCAGATGGCCATGATGCACAAGAACGATCCGTACGTTCTTCCCCTGATTATTTCTGAAGACAGCCGTCGCAAGCAGATGCGCCTAGCTGCACAAGCGCAGATGGCCGGAATGCCCCAACCCAAGGTAGCGGATGCTGCTGTAGCCCAGATGGGCGCTTTGCCTGAAGACCAAGGTATTGGCTCTTTGCCTGCACCTAACATGCAGAACATGGCCGATGGCGGTATTGTGGGCTATGACGAAGGCGGTATGGCCGAGGGCGGTGGCCCAGCAAGCCAGTTGGCTTTCAACAACGAACCTGTTATGCGCATGGCTGGTGGTGGCGCTGTTGGCTACGCCGATGGTGGCTGGCTTGAAAAATACTTGTACAGCAACATTACGCCTGCGGAAAGAGCACGCCGTGAAGCACTGGCTGCTGAAGCAGAAGCTGGCCGTCAAACTGACTCCCCTCTTTCGTACGAAGAAGAGAGAGCGCGGAACATGCAGCAGGTTGCCAATCAAGGCTATGTGCGCACCGATCCCCGTGCAACGGGGACAATGCCTTCTGGAAAACAACAGTTGGCCCCCGGTGCGGCTCCCGGTGCGCAGCCTAGCGGCCAGCCGCCTGCTCCTACCCCTGCTGCACAGCAAGGCTTGGGTTCGATTGCACCCGCTAAGGCAATGACTGCTGAACAGGCCAAGGCTCAAGCCGGAGAGTTTTCCGATTTTGAAGAATCTCGTACTGCGTTGAAAAAATTGCAGTCCGATCAAGAATCTCAGAACGCTCGACTGCGCTCGACGTTAATGGACAACCTGCCCAAGACTCCTGCAATGCAAGGCTTGGAAAAACTGCTGGACAAGCAAGATGCTGAAACTGGTGGTGAAAAAGACAAAGCCGCTGGTTTGGCGCTGCTCTCTGCGGGTCTGGCGATTGCTGGCGGCTCATCTCGGTTTGCCTTGCAGAACTTGAAAGAGGCTATTCCTGCTGTGACGCAGTACGGCGACGCGCTCAAAGACATCAAGAAGATGGAGCGTGAGAACATGAAGATGCGCGGCGAGATTGAACAAGCCCGCCGTGCCGAAGCCCGTGACGACACCAAGCTCAAACTCCAGTTGGAAGAGAAGATTGGCGATCGTCAAGACAACATTAACAAACTTGGTGTGGAGCTCACTTCCAAAATTGCTGGCGTTAATGCAGATGTTGCGGCCAAACTTTGGACTACTTCCGCTACAAATGTGAGCCACGAAAAAGTTGCAGGCATGCAAGCAGGCGCTGCGGCTAATGCAGAGCTTAACAAGTACATGCAACTGGGATCGGCTGCGCCGGGTAGCCCACTCCTTAAAGGATTCGGGCTGTTCAAACAGGAAGCTATGGAGCCACGGATGTATTCTGAATACGTCAAACTGGCAACAGACCCAATGAAGAGCGATGAGTTTCTAAGAAAATACCCCACTTTTGAAATCTATAAAGCGGGCATGGGTGGCGGTCAAGGTCAGATTTATTCTGACAACAACGTGAATCCAAACGCTGTACGTACGCGGTAAACCGCGACATAATAGCGACACGCGCATCTTGAACTCCGGCGTCGCGTGGCCGGAAGACAATTCGACTGATAGCAATGGCTAACTACATCAAACTGCCGGACGGCTCATTCTTTCCCGTTGAGGAAGGCGAAGACTACTCATCCGCTATGCGTGCTGCGTACGCAAAGTATCCGGAGGCGTTTGGTGTATCAAGGCAAGAAGAACCCAAGAAGGGCGGACTTGCTGGTGCTTTTGGTAAAGGCATTGAGTCGGCCATATCCAGTGGCCGCACAGCCCTCGAATCGTTGACCGGAACCCCAGAAGAAGCCGCGCAAGCTGGCCTCAAGCGCCAAGAAAAGCTGGGCGAAAAGTACGCTGACCAAGTCAGTCTTGAGAAGGTCAAAGAAGCGTACAGCAAAGACGGCATCTTGTCCGCAGCCAAGGAAGCGATTGGCCAAATCCCCGCAGCGATTGCTGAACAAGCACCTAACTTGGGCGCTACGCTTGGTGGTGCTCGTGCTGGCGCGGCCCTTGGCTCATTGGCTGGCCCCGTGGGTACAGTCGTTGGCGGTATTGCAGGCGCAGCAATCCCTACCCTCATTCAACAGTTTGGCGGTAACGTTGAGCGTCAAGCACAAGAGCAGCTTGCCCGTGGTGAGCCGCTAGACATTAGCCGAGGAGCCGCCGCAGCCGCTGCCGTTCCTCAAGCCGCACTAGATGTGGCAGGCACATTCATTCCTTTTGGTGGCCAGCTCGTCTCTAAACTGACTGGCATCCCCGCCAAGGCACTGACCATCGGTGCTGGTAACGCGGCAAAACTTGCCGAAGAACGCCTAGCCGCTACGCTTGCCAAAGGCACAGCCACGGGTGCGTTGGCCGAAGTGCCAACAGAAATTGCCCAGCAGATGCTGGAGCGGGCACAGGCAGGGTTATCCCTAACTGATAAAGATGCCTTGGAAGAGTACGGCAAGACCGCCTATCAGGTTGGTCTGCTGGCTCCGTTGGGCGCTGCTGGCCGCTTGTCTGAAAAGGGGGCCGCACGGCAAGAAGTTGCCGCCAAGAAAGCAGAAGAAAAGATTGCCGCTGATACAGCCGCATTTAAAGAAGCAGAAGCCAAGGCCACAGCGCCTGAAGCACTGACTCAACTGGACGACCAGTATCGGGCTGCCCAACAGCAAATGGCCGCTATGCAACAAGGTTTGGTCAAGCCAACCAAGGGAGCTACGCCAGAAGAGAAAGCCGCCTACACCGAATCTAAGAAAGCCTTTGACACCTTCCGCAAGGAAGAGTTCATGCCCCTGAAGCAAGAGTACGAGAAGCGCAAACCGCTGATCGACAAGATGCAGGAAGAGCGCCAAGCCGCGTTAGAGGCGCAGGCTGGTGCGGAGCAGCCCACAGCCCCACGCTTTGCAACCACAGACATCCCCGGTGCAGCGCCGTATTCACAGCAGCCCGTCGTTCGTTTGATGGAGCAGCAAGACACTCTGCGCCAGCAGTTTGGCCAGTTGGAAGACCGTTTGGCCGCAGCCACACCGGAAGAGTACAACCAGATCCACCCCGAGTACGAAGCTACCAAAGCACGCTTGGCTGAGATGGGCAGTGCCATCGAGGAGCGCGGTGGTGTGTCTGTGTCGGAGAAAGACTTTGCCAAGCAGTTGGCGTCTGAGACCAAGAAGTTCCAAGACTTCCAGCAAAAGGGTGAGTTTGACAAAGCCAAGGAGCAAGCTGACAAGCTGGCTGACCTGAAGAAACGCCAAGCATTGTTCGATGAGATGCGTGCTGCCCGTGAGCAGCGTGGCCAGACTGGTGAGTTGTTCACCAAAGAACAAGCGCCTTTGCCCCCAACGGAGAAGCCTGAAGGCCCAGCGCAGCCAACCACTGTGCCCGGCATCGCGGCTACGCCCCAAGAAGCGATGAAGTTTGAACCGAAAGAGGTTCTGACCCAGTACGAGCGCCCAGAAGGTTACGGCGTCAAGCCCGTGAAAGAAAAGGTCACACTGCCAAGCCAGCGTGATCCACGGCAGCTTGACATCTTCAGCGACGAAAACATTACCCGCACAGGCATGACTCCCGCAGAAAGGGAAGCCGCTGACCGCCGCGCTGCTGAAGCCGTAAATGCTCCGGCTGGCCGGATGACGCAGTTTGTTAAGGATGCGGAAAAGCAGCGTTTGGCTCGGGCACTAGACACCCGTTTGAACCTTGCCGGAACAGAGGCCAAGCGCACAGCTACGCCAGAGCAGTACGACACAACGATGGAGCAGATTAAGACGCTGCATAACAAGGTTGTGAAAGCCCAAGGCAACGCCAGCAAGTCTTACTTGCAACAGTTGTTTGACTTAGCTGACCAAGAGAACGCTTTGGTAGACAGCATCAACACTGCTCAAGAAGCCGGTAGATCAACCACACGTTTGAATAACCAACTAAACGGCGTCCGTACACGCTACGACAGGATTCTCAAAACGCATGTTGAGCCTGCCCGTAAGAAGATTGAAAGCCTGTACCAAAGCATGTACAAGGCTACGCCTGCGGCCAAAGCCAGCGTTGTGGCCAAGGAAAAGAAAGAAGCTGCGGAAGCACAGCTTGACACCATCAAGATTCGTGACGAAGAAGGCAAAGCTGTTGGCGCAAAGGTAAGCCGCGCAGTCAAGACGGCCAAGCGTATCCAGTCTGGGGATGTCCGCAAGGAAGCCGAGATGTCTCCCCAGATGCGCGAACTTGCTCGTGGCTTAGGTATGAAAGAACCGGCCTACGACGAGTTTGGCGAACAAATGACCAAGCAGTTTACTGCGTTGAAGAAAAAGTACGGCGCTGATTCTTTGGAAGCGACTACGTTCCAATTAAAAATGAAAGATGCGGCGGAAGCAAAAGCACTGGAGCTTGGCCGCAAAACGCCTGAGTACAAGGCAACGCTTGCAGAACAAACTGACATCGTACGTGAGGCGCTGGCCCAAAGCAAACAAACCGTGCCTTCTAAACGCGGTGTGCAAGAAACCCGTAAAGTCCGCCGTGCTGCCTCTGAAGAACGTACTGGTTCTCCTGAAAGCCGTGCAGCCACCGAGAAGAAAGCTATACGTGAGGCAGGCTCACGCCTCACCAAAGCGCAGGTCGAGGAACTCGTCAAGGCGGCGTACGACACCGATGGTGGCACAGCCTACCGCACCCGTGAGACAGAAGGCGAGAGTGTTGATGCACGAGCCGCCGCTGACTTCATGGAAAAAGTGCAGAGTAAATTACCTGAGAACGTGAAGCTGGTATATGCCGCTAACCCCGGCAAGATCCCCATGCGTTTGCTCAAGCAGATGTCCGTTGAGGGCGTTGACCCAACCGAAGCCATGGTGCAGGGCGCTGTGTTCAGTGACGGAACGGTCTTGGTGGTGGGCGATCAGCACGTTGACTTGAAGGACTTGGAAGCTACGGTTCTCCACGAACTCGTTGGCCACTACGGTATCGACACCATCATCGGCACTAAGCGCCTGCAAGAGTACGCCAACAAGACAGACCTGCGTAAGCTGGCCGAAGACATCGGCGGTGAGAAACTCCTGCGTGAAGTCACAATGACTGCACAGGCTAACGCAGCCATGGGCAGAAGCGAAGAAGTCCAAAAACTTCAGGTCTTGCGTGAGATCATTGCGCACACCGAAGAAGCGCGTGTGACCGAGAGCTTCAAACAAAAGGCTGGTCGCTGGCTCAAAGAACTGATCGGCATGGTTCGCGCAGGTTTGCGTGACATGGGCTTTACTTCTTCTCCTCTACTATCAACATCTGACGTTTTCTATTCTTTGCGTCAGTCTCGTCAGGCGTTTGCGTCCAAGCGTATTGGCCCCTATCGCGCAGCCGATGGCCAGATCGCTTTCCGTACCAAGGTCGACCCCTCAGTTAAGTCTTCGTTCATTGCAACCAAGCCCGCGATCAAAGATCGTTTGTTTGGAAACTTTTTTGGCTTGGCCGGTCGCGTGCAGTTGGTTGACCAACACGCAGCTATCTCTGAAGCGTTCAAACGTGGCGCTGACAAGGGTATCATCTCCTCTGCCGAGGCGCTCAATGGTGAATGGTTGCTACGCTTTGGCCAGAACGTAAGCCAGTACGCTCAGCAGTTCTTGACCCACGGCTCTGTGAAGTACCAGACTGTGACACGTAACGGTGTGACGGAAAAGATTTTCATGAGCGACAAAGGCCCGAACATGACCGATGCGGCCGAGGCTTTGCACAAGGGTAAGTTTGATAACGACACCGAAGCCGAAGCCTTTCTGACAGCCTACGTTGCCGGGCAGCGTGCCGATGCTGTGGGTTGGGACAAGCTGAACTACAAAGACCCCGCCGCAGTCAAGCGCGAGTACCAAGAGCGCATGGCTGAATTGCAAAAGAACCCCGAGCAACTAGCCGCCGTTCAGGAAGCCGCCAAGATTTACCAAGAGTACAACAACGGCTTGATTGATTTCCTTGTACAGACAGAAGAGATGACCAAGGAAAAGGCCGAGGCGCTTAAGAAGATTCCGTACATCCCGTTCTACCGCGTAGACGGCGACTCGCTCAACCTGTTTGTGGCAGGCGAGAAACCCATCCGTATTGGCAACATCAAAGACCAACCCGAACTCCAGCAACTGGTGGGCGGTGAAGATCAGATCATGCCAATCTTTACGAGTGCGGTACAGAACACTTTCATCTTGACCCGCATGGGCTTGCGCAACGCCATGATGAGAGACAACTCTTTCCTCTTGCACAAGCTCGGCATGGCCAGCAAGATTGGCCCCGGCATGGGCCCCAAGGGAGAGAACGTCGTACGCTTTAAGGTCAAGGGCAAGGATCACTTTGCTGTCATCGACACCGACAAGTTCGACATCCCCGCCGAGTTGGTGGTCAAGGGCATGGAAGGTATCAAAACTACCCTCCCAGCCGCTATCAAACTGATGGGTTACCCCGCAGATATTCTGCGCAAGTTTGTGACCCGCAACCCTGCCTACGCTGTGCGTCAGGTTATCCGCGATCCTCTGAACGCATGGCTGACTACTGGCACAGACGCTACGCCTATCCTCAGTTCCATGAAGGAACTCGCTAGTATGGTGGCAGGGCGCAGCGAAGCTGAAGCCCAGCTTATGCGCACAGGCGCGATCAGCAGCAACGTCTTTACAGGCAACGCTCGCGACATGGACATGTTCTTGCGTGACATCACCGCTGGTAAGTCTGGTTGGGAAAAACTCATGGCCAAGGCCGATGCGCTTGCCATGCAAGGCGATGCCGCTACCCGCGCTGTGATCTACAAAGAGTCCATTGAGAAGGGCATGTCCGAGCAGCAGGCACTGCTGCGTACGCTTGAGTCCATGAACTTTGGCCGCCGTGGTCTGTCGCCCAGCTTGCAGATGCTCTCGACTGTGATCCCGTTCTTCAACGCACAGATCCAAGGTCTGGATGTGCTCTACCGCGCTTTCAAAGGCCAGATGCCTTTCAATGAGCAACTCAAGATCAAAGAGAAACTGCTGCAACGCGGTATGTTCATGGCGCTGGGAACCATCGCCTACGCCGCCGCTATGCAGGACGATGAGGCATACAAACGCGCTAAGCCAGAGGAACGCTACGGCAACTGGTTCATCTACGTTCCCGGCTTTGATGAGCCAATCAAAGCGCCTATCCCGTTTGAATTGGGCTACTTGTTCAAGGCATTGCCCGAAGCGATGTGGAACATGGCGGCTGGCGACGAGAAGGCGTCTAAAGCTACTGGCGGTTTCCTCAAACTCCTTGGCCAGTCCAACCCGTTTGGTCTGCCCCAAGCCGTCAAGCCTGTGGCCGAAGTGGTGCTTGGTAAGTCGTTCTTTAGCGGTGACATTGAGTCTGCCCGTGAGAAACAACTCCTGCCCAGTGAGCGCTATCGTGATAACACAACCGAGCTTGCCAAACTTATCGGGGCAGCAACGGCGAGTGAAACCGTCAAGAAGCTTACCGGCAAAGAAGGCATCACGCCTATCGAGATCGACTACCTCATCCGTGGTTACACGGGCGGC